AGAAACATTATAGCCATTTCACCCAGTAAATGACTTTCAAAGCCATGATATTTTACATGAAGTACATTTTAGGGGTTGACACGCTAAAATTATTCACCCTTATATTAATATAATGAGTAATCATAATGGATACAATCATCACGATAAACAGCAGTTTAGAAATCACCTCCAAAAAGTGATTTCAAAAACTGCTAAGAATATGAATATACACTATAGGAATACTATAGATATTAATAATACTATGGATAATGATTATAAGGTTGAGTTCTTACAACAGAAATTAATGAAGCAAGCAGAAAAGATTTTATCCAGATCTGAATATTGGAAGATACTTGAACATATACAATCCCTTACCACTGAACACAAAAAAGTATTTCTTGAACAGCTCCAAAGGCAATTTAAGCGTGTACGCAAGTAATGTTGATGAGCTAGATGAGTTAATTGTTGAAGCAGCAGAAACAGAAAGAAGATTACCAGGTGCATATCGTAAACAAAAATTAGCATCATGGCCAGAATATCAAAAGGATTGGCTGGCTTATGGTGATATAGTTTATCAACCGTCATTACCTAAAGCTACAACACTACAGATTACAAAGTATGAATATGTATTAGGATTATTGTTAGATCAATGTTCAACAGAAGATAGAATGTTATTATGGTCTGTTGCCCATAGCAGTGCTTTTCGTAATCGTGGACCTAAATGGAGCAAGTTATCTAAGTTGTATCATATGGATAGACGAACAGTAAAAAGAAATTATATGGATGCCTTAATACGATTACATTATTCCATAACAAAAAAGCACCCAAAGGTGCTTTAATTAGTGTTATTATTTGTAGTGTTTTATTTTTTTTTATAACTCATTCTTATTCTTACAGTTACAATGTCATCATAATTCTCCTAATGCAGTTTTACAAGTGATGCTTCCATACTTTCCGTTGATAGGTCTTGTTCTTCAGCTATTTCTTGAATAGCTTCTTCCTCACTAAGCGTCACAGTAGAACCCATATAAGTTCCATCTAGATAAACATAATATTTTTTATGCTCAACCTCTTTTTCTCCTAACTTTTTTTCTATGGTCATTAAGGCTTTTATTAAACTCTTAAGATTCCCACCAAAACTTTCTGTTAACCAATCGTGTTCTCCACCAATTACATGGGCTTCTTGAGTTGTAACTTTACCATCACGATAATGTTGGGCAATCGAAATGACTGCCCCATTATGTTCAACGACTATGTTGTTCATTTCTGTTTTCATTTTTTTCTCCTGTTTTTACTGTATATTATATATATAATAATTATGCTTGGCTTTTCAAGCCATGAAATATTATTTATTTGTATTTTTTTTATTGACAGAATGTACTGAAATATTAATTATGTTTTATATCATAGGAGCTTTGCCTGTTTTTATTATGCTCTTATGCACTCAATAACAACTGCTTTTACTGTAACCGGTATGTAGATAATCTATGTACCGGTATTTTTATGATGAATGAATATACACAATATCATAGCTCAACACGTATGAAGAAAGAACGTGCTTTACGTAACAAGAATAGACGTGATGCAATGAAAGCTGGTAGAGTACGTAAAGGAGATGGAAAGCATATTGATCATATCGATGGCAATCCAAAGAATAATAGCAAAAGGAATTTATCAATTATATCTGCTGCATCTAATCGAAAGAAACAATAATGGGTGGTCGTGGTAGTTCATTAGTAACCAAGGATATGATGGCTGAAGTATGTGAACGATTAGCCGATGGTGAAAGCTTAACAGCTATGTGTAAGAATAGTAAGCATTTACCTGATAGAAAAACAATCTATAGGTTTGTCCAAGCTAATGATGAAGCTTATGAAGCTTATGCTAAAGCAAGAGCTATACAAGGTGAACATATAGAAGATCAGATAAGGGATTTGATTAATGCTCCATTACCTGATGATGCTAAGAAAGCAATGGCAGAAGCAACATGGAGAAGGATCAAGTTAGATAACCTGGATAAACTGAAAAGACAATTACAACCATTAGGTGGTATTAGAAATAATCCTAATGATCAGAAGGCAACGAGTGGTAGTATTACTTTGACTTGGGATGGTGGTTGACCATTATCTTAAATACACTTTGGTACTGCTCGCACGTACCCCCAAGCTAGAAATTTTTTAAATTGATAAAGGAAAAAATAGTTACATAATATCTTGTGTTCTTATAAGTCATTGATTTATAACAATATCCTATTCGCATAATACGTATTATGTAACTTTTTACAGATATAGGTGGCCCCCACCCTCCAAAAATCTGCGCCACCTTCTATATCGTTATATCTATCATCTAAGGAACCCACACACTCATGTCCTTAACCAAACGACAACAATCTTTACTATCAAAGCATAGTAACCACCATAGTAAAAAGCATATGGATGAAATGAAAAAGGCTATGACAAAGAAGAACCCATTGACATTTTCCCAAGCTCATAAAAAAGCTATGGATAAGGTAGGCAAATGAGTTCACCGGCTTGGACCAGGAAAGAGGGTAAATCGCCTACTGGTGGATTAAATCAGAGGGGTAGGGATAGTTACAAGGGTAATCTAAAACCACCGGTTCGTACTGGTGATAATCCACGTAGAGCGTCTTTTTTAGCTAGGATGGGTAATATGCCTGGGCCAGAATATAAGGATGGCAAGCCCACAAGATTATTACTTTCTCTGAGGAAATGGGGAGCGAGTAGTAAAGCGGATGCTAGAAGTAAAGCAGCCAATATATCGAAACGAAACAAAGCGAAAGGATAGGATATGCCAGGAAAGAAAAAAGGCAAAGGCGGCGGTAAGAGGTACTAATGATGACACCTAAGAAAAAGAAGTTAGCGGCTATGTATGGTGATCCCAATAAGATTACGAGGGGTGATGTGATTACGGCTGCTAAGAAAAACCAGGAAAAGAAGAAGAAGAAATCAATGATGGGTGCAGCATGAGTTTATATGAGAATATTAACCGTAGAAAGCGTTTAGGTATATCGAGAAGTAAGAAGAAGTCTACGATTACTGATAAGGCTTATAAGAATATGCAAGCTGGTTTTCCGGATAGCGAGAAGAATAAGAAGAAGCGCAAGTCTATGATGAGTGGGTAATGGATGCTATTACACGTCATCATTATACGAATATTGCAAATGGTATGAGTGTTGAGAACGCTGATGGTTCTTTATCTACAGTAAGAAACATTACAATTGAGCGTGATGGCCTGCATTATGTTTTACCTACAATATGGGATGGTCGTGAAGTTGATACACAAACAGCTATACGTAATTCTACAAATATAAATATTGAATGGCCTGTGTTTAATTCTGAAGAAGAAGCCAATGCCTGGTATGAAAAAACAAAAAAAACATGGGAGCCTATTGGCAATAATCCAGTAGCAGCAAGAAAAATATTAGATGAAGTTGATCGTAGAAGCTTAATAAGTATGTTTGAATAATGCAAATAAAAATACCCTATCATCCAAGGCCGTTGCAAAAAGAGCTGCATCATAAGCTACAGAATAAGAGATGGGGCGTAATTGTTTGTCACCGTAGGTTTGGTAAGACGGTTATGGCTATTAATCATTTATTGAGGGATGCTATATTAACCGATAAGCCGAACCCCAGGTTTGCCTATATTGCCCCTACCTATCGACAGGCCAAAGCGGTAGCGTGGGATTATTTAAAACAATTTTCTTCTGCGATACCAATGGTACGCTTTAACGAAACAGAATTGCGGTGTGATTTACCTAATGGCGCAAGAATACAGTTGTTAGGTGCGGAAACGCCGGATAGCTTACGTGGAATTTATCTGGATGGTTGTGTGCATGATGAATATGCCATGATGCCAAGTAGTTTATTTCCTGAGATTATCAGGCCGGCATTATCGGACCGAAAGGGATATGCTGTGTTTATGGGTACGCCGCAGGGCATGAATAGTTTTTATGAGTTATACGAAGCTGCTAAAGCATCTAATGATTGGCTGACAGCGGTTTATAAAGCATCTGAAACAGATATTTTGGATGATGAAGAGCTTGAGAGTGCCAAGCGGTCAATGTCTGAAGATCAGTATAATCAGGAATACGAATGTTCTTGGGTGGCTAATGTGCCTGGTGCGATTTATGCCAAGGAAATAGAAAAGGCTAGTACGGCTAATCGTATAACCCATGTACCGTATGATGAGGGGTACAAGGTTGATACGTGGTGGGATCTAGGCGTAAATGATAGTACGTGTATATGGTTTACGCAAACGGTGGGTCGAGCTATACACGTTATTGATTATTTTGAGAATAGGGGCGAGGGATTACCGTATTATGTTAAAGTGTTGCAAGAACGAGGATATTTATATGGAACCCACAACGCACCGCACGATATTGAAGTCAGAGAACTGGGGTCTGGTAAGTCCAGAAGGGAAACGGCCTATGACTTGGGCATTGCTTTCAGAGTGGTGTCTAAACTGCCCTTGGAAGATGGCATACACGCTGCCAAAATGATTATTGGCAAGTGCTGGTTTGACCGTGATTTATGTCAGGTTGGATTAGAAGCGTTACGTCATTATCACAGGGCGTATAATGACCGGATGAAAGTATTTAGGTCCACGCCGGTACATAACTGGGCATCGCATGGAGCAGATGCCTTTAGAACTTTTGCTGTAGGTCATAGGACCAGTAATTATCATATTAGACCGCCACAGCGACAGGCAGAAATGACATATAATCCATTTGAAGCGAGGATGTAATGGCCAAAAGTTTTTTTGAAAGATTATTTAGTGGTCCGGCAAGTTATAGTGACAATAGAACTGCTGCACAAAAGGAAGCTGATGATGCTTATACAAAAGAATTAGCTAGAGCAACAAAAGATGATCCTAATCGGAATGTAACAGGATATGCAAATGTTTTTGATGTTTTAACAGGAAAAACTAATGAGCAAGCTGGTTTTGATATAAAATTACGTGATGCTTATAACGCAAAACAGGAAGCTGATCGATTGGCTAGAAATATGATGGCTGATGGTACGCAAAAAGATGATGACAAACCTACAACAGCATCTACGCCAATAGTGACAGAAACAGAAGAAGAAGAAGAAGATCCTGACACAACAAATACAGAAACAACAGAAGTAACAACGACTACGCCAGCGGTACAAAGTGTATTGCAAGATGCTGAAAAAGGTCCAAAAAGTGGTACAATTGCTACGTCTGCGCAAGGCATTGATAAAGATGATACAACTGGATTACGGCCTAAGAGAGGGCTTAGAGCAAAACAAAGGCTTGGTATGCTTGCATCTTATCAGCCTAGTAATACACAATCGTTATTGGCTGGTGCGTAATGGCTTATGGTAAAAAAAAGAATATGGCTGGTATGATGGGTGCAATGTCTGCACAGCCATTACAAAATATGCGTTTTTCCATGAATGTAGATCCGATGGAAAGAATGATGCAAAAGCAAGCCGGTCGTACACAGGGCCGTAGTATGGCCGGTGTTAAGAAAAAAAAGCAATCGATGTTAGGAATGTCCTGATGAAAGTTAATTTTGCTATGCTTCACTGGGATCAGATCAATGGTGAGGGATACATAAAATTTAATGAGCAATGGGATGAATTGGATTGGTTGACAAAAGCGGATGCGATTGTTGATTGGAAACATTCATTAGATACACAATATACAAAAGCTCTAAATTCTACAAAAACAACAAAGGATTATCATGGCCATAGCAAATAAGACGGTTGTTGCGTTAGATAGACGTTATCAAAAACTGCATTCGCAGCGTAGTCAATGGGAAAAGCATTGGCAGGAACTTGCGGATTATATGCTTCCTAGAAAAGCAGATATTACAAAAAAGCGTACACAAGGCGACAAAAGAACAGAATTAATTTTTGATAGCACGGCTATTCATGCGGTAGAATTGTTAGCATCTAGTTTGCATGGTATGTTGACAAGTCCATCTAGTCCTTGGTTTTCCATGCGATATAGGGATTTACAACTAGCGCAGAATGATGCGGCCAATGAATGGCTGGAAGGTTGTGTGGAATTAATTAATAAAGAATTTCAACGGTCAAACTTTCAACAGGAAATACATGAATTGTATTATGATCTAGTTGTTTTTGGCACTGGTTGTTTATTTGTTGATTTTGATGATGAGGGATTACGGTTTTCCACAAGGCATATAGCTGAAATTCTTATTAGTGAGGATATGAATGACCGTGTGGATACGGTGTATCGAAAGTTTCAGTTAAACGCTAGACAGCTTGCCCAGCGTTTTGGTGAGGAAAATCTACCGGATAAAGTTAAAAAAGACCTAGATAAAGATCCCTATCAAGACCATGATATTATTCATGTTGTATATCCAAGGGCAGATAATTTAGGGTCATCCCCTATTCGTAAGCCTGTAGGATCTATTTATTATCATGCAGAAAGTAAAGCGTTATTAGGCGAAGGTGGTTTTGACGAATTACCTTTTATGGTTCCAAGATTTAATAAAGACAGCGTGTCGATCTATGGACGGTCACCGGCTATGAGTTGTTTACCAGATGTTAAGATGGTTAATAAAATGTCTGAAGTAAGCATACGAGCTGCGCAAAAACAGATAGATCCACCACTTATGGTTCCAGACGATGGTTTTCTTCTCCCTGTGCGTACCACACCTGGCGCACTGAATTTCTATCGTACTGGAACCAGGGATAGGCTTGAGCCTTT